TGATTTCCGGCGTCGTTCATATAATTATTTAATACTATTTACATAAATAGTTATATATGAGGAAAGTTATAGATTTTATTACTAGTTACAAAAAGGAAATTGGCGGTTTATTACGACACGTTGCTACTATAGCAGGTGGTGTTATGATAGCCAAAGGCTCTTTAACAACAGATTCTTTTGCAATGATACTAGGAGCTTCTTCAAGTATCATTGGTACTGGTTGGTCGTTTGTTAATAAAGCGTCACATAAGAAAGAGATTCATGTTGCTCTTTCAACTGACCCTGTCTCCGGAGAACAGACTCGTGAATTTTGTAAAACGGATAAGGTCTGGAAAAGCGCTGATTAATTAACACCCCGGTATAAATATTTACATGTCCCCAGGCTACCTGTATATTATTACAAATAACTCATGGCCAGGCTGGATAAAAATAGGAACTACTCGTAATTTAAAAACCCGTCTGCAAACTTATCAGACGGGTTCTCCTTTTAGAGATTATGAGATAATTTACTCTATTAAACATCCTGAATACCTTAAGGCCGAACAGAATATAAAATACCAAATGCAAAGATTTGCTAAACAAATTAAAAACGAATGGTACGAGGTTGATATAGAAATAGCTAAAGTAAGATTATTAGAACAATTAGATAATTATTTTTACGGAGAATGTGACTATGAAGAGATTTACACTAAAGTTCCTTCTGCGATGTATAAATAATTAAAATGACATTTGATCAGTTATCAGAGGCAAATGAGATAATCCTACAAGAAGGACCATTTACAAATGCGTTAGCTGCATTAGGTATTATAGGTGCTACTCTCGGTGGCACCGGCCAAGTACAAGCCAAAATGCCTACTCCAATAACTCAGTCTATTAAACAGGATCAATCTTATTATGAGTATATTGCTCCGAGTGAAGGTAAAGGTAAAGACGGTCGCCCGGGATATGCGTACAAAGACCACAAAGGTTACTTAACCGTTGGAGTAGGCCATCTTGTTCTACGTAATGACAGAGCATTAAAGACTGTCACTGGTAGGGATTATAGTAGTGTTGTTTCCGGTAAAAAGCCTCTTTCAGAGCGACAAATGCAACAATTGTTTAATATTGATGTGAAAGCTAAAATAGCAGCAGCTCAAAACAAAATTCCTAGTTTCAATTCCTTACCACAATATGTACGTAATGCTATTGTTGATGGTTTCTTTAGAGGAGATCTATCTGGTAGTAAAGATACTATAGGTCATATTAATAACGGAGATTTTAGATCAGCTGCTAAAGAGTATTTAAATCACGCTGGTTATAGAACATCTAAAGAAGAAGGAACAGGTGTTGCTGGTAGGATGGAACGTAATGCCGCGGTATTTGCAACGTATGGTGGGGATTCCTCTGCTAGTCAACCAGTAAAGACAGATTTCTATACAGTTAAACCTGGAGATACCTTGAGTAAGATAGCCAAACAGTCAGGTAAATCAATTAATGATATTATTAGAGTAAATAAACTCTCTAATCCTGATAAACTTCAAATTGGACAACGGTTATCTCTTTAAATTTGCATAAATAATTATAATATGCAAACAACTCAGAAATTAGATGAGTATATAACTGAATTTTCTAGTAACAAAGTATCTGAAGAGCAACCAATTACTTCTAGCGCAGAATTAACTCAGGTAATAGAGATGGCTCAAGAATTAAATGAGATGTTCACAGAGGATTACCCACAACACGATTGGATGAAAGCCAAAGTTACTAAAGCTGCTAATTATATAAAAGCAGTGCATGAATATATATCAAATGACTTAGATGAAGAAGGTCAGCCTGATAGTACTGATCCAGTTAAAGTTTATATATCAACTAACTAATTACTAATGTCTAAGACCTTTAAAAAATACTTCGAAGCTGCAAATTATTATAATGATACTCTGCATCCTAATTTTTGGGATGACTTTGTATTCAGAGATGATATATTAAAACCAATTTTAAAAATTGTAGATGATTTTGTTAAGAACGATGATCATGTCTCTGCTGAGATGATAGAAGATATACAATTGACAGGTTCATTAGCTAATTATAATTATTCTGATCATTCAGATTTAGATGTACATATCTTATTAGACTTTGCTGACATAAACGAAGATGAGTCTATTGTAAAGAGAGCATTAGATGGTAAACGATTTATATGGAACTTAAGACACGACATACAATTTAATAATCATGAAGTTGAATTGTATTTTCAAGACATTCATGAGCCTCATGTTGCTTCTGGTCTATTTAGTTTATCTGATAACAAATGGATTAAGAAACCTAAACACTCCGCTCCTGAAATAGATCATCAAGATGTACAAAAGAAAGCTACATCCTTTAAAAAAGAGCTTGAGCTTTTAGAAGATTTATTAGATAATATTAGTGACGAGAAAGAATTTAGTCTCGTTAATAGTCGCGCTAAAAAGTTAAAAGACAAACTTATGAAGATGCGGAAAGATGGACTTGCAAGTAAAGGGGAATTTTCAGTAGAGAACTTAGCCTTTAAAACTTTACGTAATGATGAGACCATAGCTAAATTAAATGACTTGATTATTAAGTCATATGATCTTATGTTCTCTAAAGATGATTTGGAAGAGAAAAATGGATTGGAAGAATGGGAGCGTACAATGTTAAGTGCTTTAAATACAAAAAAAGATCCAAAACATCAACATGATAAAAATCCAGAAAGGTACCCGATCGGAATATGAAAACATTTAAACAATTTTTTGAAGATAACACCGCTGGTGATGTAGATATTATTGCACGTGACCCTAATGGAACGGTAGAGCCGTTAGGTCAAACTGATACATCAGGTAAGCAAGCTATATCAAGTTATATTAATAAATTTAATCAAGGAGCTGATGCATTAATATCACAGCTAGTTAACGAGTCTGGATTTGATACAAAAGATTATCATGCTTTGTTTGCAAGTGTAATCAATAACGATACTTATAATATTGATTGGAAAGCTTTTAAAGATCATGTTGATAATAGATTTGATAATTATGATTTAGGTTCTCGATTTACTGGTCCCACCGGTGAGTTTAATATGCTTAAAGAATTCTACCCTATACTTAGTAAATTTGTTAAATCTAATCAGATTGAATTCTTTAATGAAGTGTTTCAAATTAGTACTAAAATCTCCGGTACCGCTGTAGGGGATGGAGAGTTTGTACTAGGTATTATTGGTAACGGTGTAAAGGGAGAAAAAGGAGATGTTGATGTAATTTATACTGATAAAGGTGGATCTGGTCTAGCGTTAGAAGTAGGTACTCAAGATAAAATAATTGGAGATGCTAGTAGAGTTAAAGGCGCAAAAGGGGTCGCTCGTAAAATATGGGAATGGATGTTAGTTCCGGTAGCTAATAAACTTGATGTTGACTATAACCCTAAACAGTTAAATGTGTGGGAGGATACAAAAGCAAGAGAACGAGCAGTATTACCTTTATTTAAAAAATATACTTCTATAAATGACGCTGAGGCAAAATGGATTTATAATTTAATTATTAAAGAGGGACTAACTGATACTGAGATAAATCCTGAAAACATGAGACCGTATGAAAATAACCCTAAATCTAATCTTAATAGAATATTAGGTGGCTTAATTATGTATGATTATATTTCAAACCATGATGATGATCTAATTGTATCTATTAATTTTGGTGGTGAGACACAGCGTAATCATGATAGATTTTGGACTAGATATGCAAATATTAAACAACTTGGTTTCGAAGGTTCAGTTAATTTAATGTTAAAGTCGGGTTGGTATAATTTTACCCATAGCCCAGATGGAACTCGATTTACTATTGGAAATTAATAGATAATATGAACGCAATCGGATTATATGATACAACAATTATGGGGTACAGGGTTAAAATACAACCCTATAAAATTAGTATCTTTGACGATGAAAATGAAATTCTAGGTGAGAAGGTACCTAATAAAATAGTAAAGTATATTATTGATGAAGGGTTTTGTGACTCTTGGTTAACTAGCGCTCAAGGTATTAAAGTAAACGTTTATAGACAAAAACAATGTTAGAATTTAAAGATTATTTTCCGCTATATGAAGCTGCTGGTCCGAATAAACATTTGACTCATTTAGAAGAACTCATTCTTACTAATGGAAAAGATGGAGCAACTAGAGCAATCAAATACCTTCAAGCATTAACACAAGTTCTTGATAGTAATACTCCTAAAGCAGTTAATACTACAGTTAAGTACGATGGTGCGCCTGCAGTAGTAATTGGAGTTGACCCTAATGGTAATTTTTTCGTAGGTAGTAAGTCTGTGTTTGCTAAGACCCCTAAGATGAATTACTCTATTAATGATATCAAACAAAACCACTCTCAAGCTCCTGGTTTAGTAGATAAATTAATTCAAACATTTATACATTTTAAAGACACAAAATTTAATTCAACTTATCAAGGAGACTTTTTATTCGATGAACAGATAAAAGAATTTAATACAATTGATGGAGAAGAGCATGTTATATTTAAACCTAACACAATTGTATATGCTGTACCAACTAACAGTGAAGAAGGTCAAAAGATATCAAAAGCTAAAATAGGTGTTGTGTTCCATACTGAGTATGATGTTAATTTAGATGAAGAAGGTTTACCTAGATTTACTACTAAGAAGTTTGGAGTAGATGTTACTGATATTAATCCTGGTCCTGATGTTTACGTTAAAGATGCTTACTTTGAAAGTGATGCTGGTCATGTAACATTAACAGGAGAAGAGACTAAATTAGTTAATGTCTCTATTAATAGTGCTATACAGTCTATTGGTAATATAGACTTTGATAAGGTAACAGAAAAAATGTTATCTAGTATCAACACTTATATTAATACAGAGATACGTGGAGGAGAATTCTTAGGAGATAGCGCTGTATCGTTTCAGAACTTTGTAGAATGGTTTACTGGTAGGGTTGATAAACAAATAAGTACACTGAAGAGTGATGCTGGTATACAACGAGCTACTAAAGCAAAAGAGACATTATTATCTTTAATAGAAACTGCTAAAGAAGATATATTAAATGTATTCGAATTCCAAAAAGCAATTAAACAAGCTAAAGATATATTTATACAAAAATATAATAACATGATGCAAGGTGTTAGTATGAAGCATTATTTGTTTGAACCTAATGGTGACTTAGTAGTTACTGAACCAGAAGGTTATGTTGCTATTGACGCTACTGGTAACGCGGTTAAGTTCGTTGATCGGTTAGAGTTTAGTAGAGCTAATTTTGCTATTGATAAAGATAGTAAATTTAAAACCTCCTAGTGGTTTCTTAAATTATTCCTCTAAATAATATTACGGGATGACTATCGTTTTTAACCTATTTGATTCAGAATATAGCGGAGAGTTTTTGAGGTCATGGGTTAATTTAACTACATATCTTAATCAAACCGGTATACAATATCACGTTTCTCATCATTCTAGTTGTAATGCTTTTTATGCGAAACAAATGTGCTTAGGTGGAAACGTATTAGCTGGACCTAATCAGGTACCATTTCAAAAGAGAATAAGATATGACTTAATGGTCTTTCTAAGTAATAAGATTACATTCACCCCTACTCAATTTGTTAAGTTATATAATAAATTTAAAGATTATAAATTTTTAGCAGGTAGGTTTGATGGTAGATATAAATCTCTATCAGAGTCTGATGATCATATTATTGCAGAGTATGTAGAATTTGATATGGTCTTTGTTCGTCAAGGAGTATTTGAAAAACTTACATACCCATGGTTTAAACCACATGTAAGTACAACAGAACGAGAACAACAATTTATTGATATAGATATATGTAATCGAATAAAAGAACAAGACATAGAACTAACAATAGATAAAAAAATAGATTTACATGAAGGGAACTTTAATTTTGTACAGGTAGTATGAATAAAACTATAATTATATGTAGCCCTGGAAATAATTATTCCGGTAGGTTTATAACCTCATTGACTTACTTAATTAGACATTTGACTAGTAAAGGATTTAGTGTTAGGTTTTGTAACACATACTCTCGTAATATATATGAGGTACGTAATAAGTGTTTGTTAGGCTCTCCAGAGAAAGGAAAGAACCAAAAAGTATTAGATGGAGTTGAATATGATTATATTTTATGGTTAGATAATGATATTGTATTTACTCCTGCTGATTTTGATAAGCTACACGAAGAAGATAAACAAGTAATATCAGGTTTATATCTTATGGCAGATAATGCTCATTTTGCTACTGTAGAAATTTGGGACGAACAATATTTTAAAACTAAAGGTACATTCGAATTCTTACATAAAGATGATATTAAACATAGACTACTGCCCTTCAAAGTAGAGTATGTAGGTTTTGGTTTCTTATTAGTAAAAAGAGGAGTCTTCGAACAATTGAAGTATCCTTGGTTCGAACCTACTTACTTACAAATTAAAGACTGTAAAGATTTTTCTATGGAAGATGTTACTTTATGTCTTAAGCTCAACAAATTAGGTATTAATGTTCATGTACACCCAGATGTTGTAGTTGGACATCGTAAAGAGATTGAGATGCGTTTATGAATGCAGAAACTCCAGAAGAATTTTGGTATGAGAATCTGTCTAAATATCAGAGTAATGAAGCTGTAGATGTATTTCCTCAAAATCTAATTGTTACTTATTTATCTAAAATGTCTAATAGAGATGTGGCTGTTTTTAAAGGTTATCTTAAAAATGGAGATTCATTAGTTATAACTTACCCTACTATAAACAGAGTAATTCGAAATTTTATAGGGGTTGGTATAGGTGATTGTGACTATAAAGCTGACAGTTCAGTACAGATATATGATTTAGATTATCCGAAACATATGACTGATGATTTTATGTTCAGTTTACTTACAGAAAGCCATGCATGGGAAATACAAGAGTATGGAGATCTATCCAGTTATTAAGTTGTAAAAGTCATAAATAATTATATCAAAGGAAAGTGAATTTGATATGGTTAATAAAGATTTCATTGTAAAAAACGGGCTCGTTGTTGGGGGAACTTCAGCGAACGGTACATTATCTGCGGGAGCAGGTACATTTTCAACATGTGTAGATACACCGACCTTATCAGCTGGTAGCATTGGCGTAGACCAAAAGATCTGCCACAACGGAGATCCTACCACTTATCTTAATTTTACAGAATGTAGACTTAGATTTAATATTGGTGGTATATCATACATAGATTTAAACGATGCTGGTGCTCAGCCACACGATTTCACAGTAAATGATGGTGGTAATGATGTAGATTTTATTATTAAGGGTAACGGGTCTAATGAAGGTAACCCGTTATTCAAGACTGATGCATCTAAAAATAGAGTGGGAATCAACGGAGTAGGCTCTCCTGAAGCCGAATTGGAGGTTGATGGTACTATTCTAGCCACTGGCTCCGATCCCCGAATTGGTATTGGTACAACAGCACCTAATGAAGCTTTAACCGTATCAGGTAATGTAAGCGCGACTGGCACAGTATATGCTGATGCATTTAATTCAAAGACAGGTGTTAGTGCTATAGAATTTAACGACCCAGTTACATTGAGTGGTAGTTTAACTGGTGTTACTGTGTGTGGTACTACTAGTGTTTTATCTCCTTTACTATCTGGTACGAGTATTTGCGGAGTTACTTTAGCTGCTCCAACAGTAAACGGTACGACTTGTGTTACTTCACCTCTTGTATGTGGTACGACTAGTGTTAATACCCCTATATTAAACGGTAGTAGCTGCGCTGTAGCACCTTTATTATCAGGTACTAATGTTTGCGCTGCAACTAAAGTATGTACACCGTTTGTAGATAGTTCGACTTGTGTTGCAGCTCCTATAGTAAACGCTACTACATGTGTATGTTCTACTATAGTATGTGCTTCTACTTGTATGGTTACTCAGGTTGTAAGTGGAGCTAGTTATTTAAATCGTGATAATATAAATAATGTTTCGTTAGGTAGTAACACTCTATATAATAATACAACTGGTTGCAGTAATACAGTATTAGGCTCTGGTGCTGCTAATGCAAACACAACTGGGTCATTCAATGTAATATTAGGTAAGGAAGCCATGAGCTGTAGTACTACTGGTTCGTGTAACACTGCTGTTGGTACAGGAGCTTTAGAATCTAATACAACTGGTAGTTGTAATATCGCTATAGGTACTGATGTATTACAGGGTAATACTACAGGTACTCATGTTCTTGCTATTGGGGTTGAAACATTAAAAGACAACACTACAGGTAATGATAATATTGCTATAGGTTCTCACGCACTATGTTCAAATAATATAGGTACTACTAATATAGCAATTGGGTTTCAATCTCTTGCTGGTAATCTTTCTGGAGCAAAAAACACTTCTCTTGGTTATAGAGGGTTATGTGTAAATACAATTGGGTATTGTAATACCTCTTTAGGTTATAAAGCTGGCCCAACAAGCAACAATTTATGTAATACAATAGCTATTGGTAATGAAGCCGCTGTAGCAGCTAGCAATACAACAGTAATAGGTAATTCAAATACAACATCTACAACTTTGTATGGTGGGTTGAGTTCACCATCCGGTAGCTTTACAACTAGTGTAAGTACTGATGCTGTTAGTGGTAATACCGGTAGCTTTACAACTAGTGTAAGTGGTACATCATTGTCTGCAGTTTCTGGTTTCTTTACAACTAGTGTAAGTGGTACATCATTGTCTGCAGTTTCTGGTTTCTTTACTGGTACTGGAGCAATTAAAATACCTGTAGGAACCGATGCACAAAGACCGTCTGTACAAGATGGTCTTGTTCGTTTAAATACAGAAAGTAATCAATTTGAAGGATATAATAATGGTAACTGGCAGGGATTAGGTGGAGTAATTGATGTTGATCAAGACACATATGTTAGTACTGAAAAGACATCTGATGATGATACATTATACTTTTATACATCTGGTGCAGAGCGGATGCGTATTTTGTCTGGTGGTAGTGTTGGTATAGGAACTAGTGTACCCACAGAAGCACTTACATTATCAGGTAACATGAGTGCAAGTGGTACACTCTCAGCAGATAAAGTATCTGTTGCGGATGGTTTTTATCATTCTGGTGATGATACC